GGGCTCCTGTTGAGGACATATCACCAACAGCTAATTGATTACCCGTAGATGAGACCGTGCCTGTCGAAGAAAGATTTGAAAATACACCTGACGTTGCGCTTACATATCCGCTAGCATACATGCTACCATCAGATGAAAGCATTAGGTGAGTTTGAGCAGATCCATCGAGAATCAATGGACCAGTCATTGTATCACCTGTATTTTCGACGTACAGATTTAGATCTGGTCCACCGGGAAGATTGTAGTATGTAGTAGCACTAATTACGGTTGCACTAAATACTGGAGTTGTTAGTGAAGCAGTAGCTCCTTCCGTTGTTGAGCTTGTATCACGAACAGTTAGTACGTCTCCATTTGTACCGTTAACCACAAGTCTCTTGTTTTCGCTAGCATTCTTACCAGTTACTTTAAGAGTTGCGCTGCTTGCAATTTCTAATCTAACAGCATTAGCGTATGCTGAATCAAGAGTTGCTGGGGCTCCACCAGCGGCTGCGCTGGCATTAAACTCAAGTACACCTGAGGTAGGGATAATTAAAACGTTCGTCATGATAAATTCCTTATAGCTCTACAATCAATTTAGGTACATCGCATCGTTCTGCCTGTACCAAATAATAACAATCTATCTTTATATAGTCAGTGAAACTTTCATAATCGAGATAGACTTTATTATTTTCTACCTTTTTTATGAATAACTTTTGATTAGATCCTATTGGAGTTATTTGCACGGTTATTGAATCCGGGTCAACTAACTTCCTCCAGTAATCCGGTAATTCTATTATATCGCTATTTATTAAGCGACCTCTAACATAAACACCGTTTTCAGGGCCTTCCAGACAGGCGTATCTTAATAATTTCTTTAAAGGAAAGAATGGGTGTTTAATTAAAAAGGATTTAGTTACGGCAGCTAAGTGAGCAAATACGGTTACATTACCGCTGAAACTGGCACCCGAAAGGTAAGCATAATCTCCGGCTGGCTGAAATAAGCTAGATGCTAATGGACTTAAACCAGTCCCATCCTCTCTAACATAAACTAACTTTCCAGCAGTAGAATCATCAATAAAGAATGCGTCAGTTAGTTGGCTAAATGAATTTACGCCTATAGAACTGGTCGGAACCGCAGTTAAAGCAGTCCCAGAAGAGTTAACAACTACTGCAAATCCCGATACTCCAGAATATGTTGAGAAAGTATCATTTAATTGAGTGAAAGCTGTTACTGGTACAAATGGAGTTCCCGGACTATCACCTGTAAAATTGGGTGTTTGTCCGGGAGGATAAATTTGATCTGTAGTTATCCATGTATTTTGCCAACTAGTTCCGTTGTACTCTAAAAACTGACCACTAGCCAATAAATCAAAGTCTATAGAAACATCTTCAACAGTTGAATTTAAATAAATACCAGAATAATTTATACCTCTTACAGTAGTAGCACTTAATGAAGGTAACGACAATGATCCTGTCATCGTGTCATTACCGGAGGCATTTACATAACGAGCATCAAGAATTGCGAAGTTTAATTCAATATCGGTTATCTTCCAACCGATGTTTTCAGTGTACTGTAACGTTTCTTTAGCTTGTAAAGTTTGCTTTTTCTTTATGCTAGTAATACTAGCTGAGTTGTTTTTTACTTGAACAGTTACTGTTACAGCAGAAGTGTTAGGGTTGTATATCGTTAATTCTTGTATCTGTCTTTTTGTACCCTCATTGGGGGCTGGAACGACTGTAACTGGATTTATTCCGTTGCTTTGCCCACCTACAGAACTTAACGTAGTCCCGTTATTATGATCTACCCAACTTACTGCATAGCGTAATTCTGAAGCTACGCTAGAGCCAAGGTATAATTCTAATAGGTAATTTGGCGTGGATAAGATCATGTCTAAATGTATTTATCATTCTAAATCAGAGACCAACCTTTATGTGCCGAGTATTGTAAAGTTTGCCCAGAGCTTAAAGACTCTCTTTTTCTTGTAATCTCTGTAGCTGAATATACTTGACTTATAATTAAATTGTGATTAATATCGTCTGCGTTATATATTGAAATATTTTTAATATGTCTTTGATTTGGACTTGTTGCCGCGTTTAATACAGTTGTTCCTGTTGTACTAGAAATTAAAATAGAAGTATTACCTGCTACAGGAATTCTTGAAGTGTGGTCTGCATAATCAATATTGACATGGAGAGAACTAACGTTTATAGCTTCCTCTAATGTTATTTTTAATGATTGATTAGTGTCAGATAAAAACATAATTAACTCACAAACACTGTTAAATGCAATCTACTTATAGCACCACTTACAGACTTAAATACAAGAACTATCCAGTCTTCAGAGAAAGAAACATTAATTGGATGAGTATTTCCTCCAGTTGTGCTGTCCGTTACTTCTGTATCATAAAGAACAGTGTTCCCAACATCGTCTGGGTTTGATACGTCGGCAGCTTGATAAATACTCCACGTTGCAGATGTTCCTCCAATAATAACAGAGTTAATTTGATTTATTGTATCTATATAACCCTCTCCATAAAATAGAGGGATAATCATGTTAGCTGAGGGATTCTCTATGTTTATTGAAATTGGTCTTACTTGCTTTGGAATATTTTGATAAGTAGTTGCAGATACTGTTGTCGCACTTACAGTTCCTGTAAAATTACAACCGGATAATGTAGCATACTGAGTATGTGGATTACCTGTTGTCAATCCAGCAAGATCATTGTGAGATCCGGGAGCATAGTAACCACCAGTATTATTCCAAACCAATACTTGGCCTGTAGCAGATGCAGGAGTTCTACTTACGTTGTGGAGTTCTTGAATCTCGTAACCATGTTGAACTTGAGCTAATATTTTTCCAGTTGAAGAAGCACCTACAACTAATACAGTACCAACAATTTCAGGATGGTTTGGAGCGGATGCGTACAAATTTGTTATGCTTCCGGGAGTTATTCCTAAATATAGAACATCCCCAACTGAAAATAAACTTGTATCAATACCTGTTACTTCACCGTAAACTGCCATCAAACCACGATCACCGTTTACTAAAGTTTGTTTTAGGATACCCATTCCTTTGTGAGTAGTAGCTTCAGATGATGCTGTAGCTAATGCAATTGTAGGCATATTTGACACATACCCACTAACATAAACAACTGTTCCTACATTTAGAGTTGTTCCTGTTTGATTCATAACTCTAAGAGAAACTTCTTGACCGAGTTTTAAATCTGTTTGATTTGCACTTCTGAGTATAAGTGTCTTTGTATCATCATTATAATACAGAAGACCTTCATCAATATCTAAACCTGATGTGGCTGAAGGATCTGTAGCAAAAAGAAAGCCTAATCCCTCTTCGACCTCAGGGGGTGGTTGCTCTGTAAAAACAGCAGTCCATTTAGAACCATCCCAACTTAAAATAGAGCCATATTGGGGTGCTGCAGCAATATTAACATCACTTAAACCACTTAATGCTGATGCGCCGCCTGAGGAATTTTTTGGAATCCAAGCAGTGTTTTCCCAAGTTAACACTTGCCCATTTGTCGGTGTTGTAGGATAGTTTATATCCTTTAATGCACTTGCATCTGTAGCTGATAGGATATTTAAACTCTTATCCCTTATTCCGGCCACCGACCAGTGACCTACTGTAGCGTCCCCTGTTGGATTATTATAATTTTCAACGTGAAGATACAACCATTTATCTAATTGTCTTAAATAAGTTGCTACTGGAACTTCTTGATTTGGAGTTGTATTATTATAATGATACCCTGAAAAACTCGTATTCGTTGCTATAAACGGAGCACTTACTCCTACTGTTTCATTTGTGTAAGATTTTATTTGTGCAGCACTTAAACCTTCAGTTGGACTGTAGAAAACTATTTTATTATTAGCTGATAATCCACCAAGGCCAGCTATATCTTCAAATTTAATTCCATAAGATCCATTAAATGTTAAAAACCCAGTCATCACATCCCCAGCAGAACTGACATAATTGTTTGCTATGGTTGTTGACAAATTAGTTATGTCAGTATCAGTGGCATATAAGGACAATTCAGAGCTACTTACATAAGTACTTGATATTAATGCTGATAAAGAATTTATACTATTTGTTAATTCAGTATCAGTAGCATAAGCTGCTAATTGTGATGCGCTTACATAAGTGGATGAAATTACTGTAGATAAAGCATTTATACTATTTGTTAATTCAATATCAGTGGCGTAATCAGCTAACTGTATGGAACTTACATAAGTGGAAGATATTACTGTAGATAAAGCATTTATACTATTTGTTAATTCAGTGTCGGTAGCAAGTGAATCTAGTTGAGATCCACTCACATAAATTGAAGCGATTGTAGCTGATAAATTGGTAATATCAGCATCTGTGGCATAAGCTGTTAGCTCAGAGCTACTGACGTATACAGAAGCTATTGTTGTTGATAAATTTGATATATCTGTGGTTGTTGCGAATCCCGTCAACTCTGAACTGCTAACATAAATAGATGCTATAGTAGCTGATAAGGCATCTAAGTCAGCCATAGATAATCCTACAGCAGGTTCAAATGAATATAATGGATTTATCCCATCATAATCAACAAATAAATAACCACTTGTAATAGGTAATGGAATACTGCTTACAGCACTATCACCAGATCTAAAATAGATTGCACCAACAGATGCATCGGTAATAGACACTGCACCTCCTGCTACGGGAAGTCCAAGCCAATCTATTGCAGAAATTGAAGATACTATAAGTTCTTGAATAGCGGATATATAGTTTACTTTTATAGTTGTAGCAGATATTGACGATACTACAAAGTCACCTGTAGCGGACAAAGATTCTACGATTATATCAGTAGCAGAAACCGAACTAGCTGATATAGTGTTGGATTCTTTTAATCCGTTAGGCTGACCTTCATCGTCATACCTTACAACTAGAGGAAATTGATAGGGCATCGTCTATCACTTTTTACCCTTTTTCTTTTTACCACGAAGAAGTTTAAAATCTTCGGCATCTAGTTTTTTGTTTTTATTTACATCAATAAGATGTTGTTTACCTTTTAAACCTTTATGGCTTGATTCTTCTTGCTTATCTTCTTCTTCGTCCTCTTCTTCATCCTCTTCGCCTTCCTCCTCACCTTCTTCTTCATCTTTGTGGGAGTCGATATCGATGTGGACTTCATCATCATCGCTGTCGGAATCTGCATCATTATCAGCAGTATCAACATCAATGTTGACATCTCCATCTCCTTCTTCGTTTTCTTCATTTTCTTCACCCATTTCATGATCTTCCATGGCTTCTTCTTCAGGTGTTTCCTCGCCACCAAAAGCTTCCGCTTGATCATCACCTTGCATATCCTCCACTCCTAAATCATTTTTAAGAGTAGCAATCATATCTTCTAATTCTTTTAGGTTGTTCAGAAGTTGGTCTTCTGGCATTTGATCGGATGGAGGCATCTCATCATCACTTCCTAAATCTTCTGGAGATGCTTCGCTTTCCATGCCTTCTTCGGGAGGCATTTCTTCTTGTGGCATATCATCTCCCATACCTTCTTCAGGCATCTCTTCTCCCATTTCCTCTTGAGGTAATTCACCTTCCATACCTTCTTCAGGCATTTCTTCTCCCATACCTTCTTCTGGCATCTCTTCCTCTGGTTGAGCATCTATCTCTGCTCCATACTGATCATCGGACATTTGATCATCCTCTTGTCCCATGCCTTGAGTTAATCCTCCAATATCTGCTCCCATTAAGTCTGCACTGGCTCCTTGACCACCAGACATGTTGCCTTGGATCATCTTTAAAACTGAACCAATCTTACCTAAATCATCTGCAACTTTATTGAAGTCTAAATAATTTAATAAATTTGTTTCGTTTATAAATTTTGAGTACTGTGCTTTAGCAAAAACTTCATTTAAGAAATCAGCGACATCAATAGTTTCCACACCGTTCTTTTTCTTAAGAACCGATGCCATCTCCGACAATACTCTTCTTAAATTAGATCCTTTTGGAGAAAGTATAGAAAGTGCTTCAAATATTAAAGCTTCTGTGTTAGCTAAACTTGCAAAAGTAGGAGTTTCAGTTAAGTTAGAAACGTTAATACCATACTTTTCGTTTAATAAATTAATTAAATAATTTTTTACTGGCTTTTTAGACTCATAAACTAAAGAAACAAATTTCTTTAGTTGTATGTCGCTGTAATCTTGTTCTAATAAATTTAGAACGGTTCTAAAGGTTTCTACTAATTGTTTCTTTGTTGTTAAAGCAAAGTAAGGAACCTGATGAATTACCTGAGCTAGGCTTTCATAAATCTTAGAAGAATCCTGCTCATATACCATCGCTGCTAAGTTAGCGACTAAATCATTATTAGACCAAATTGTGTTAAAACTATCTTTTGATTCATTTAACTCTTTATTTATAAGTTCAATCTTAGTTAAATGCTCGTAAAGATTTTGAGTTACTCTTCCGGGTATTCTGTAAGAGCCTTCATTTAAATTTTCATAGTTTACTTTAGGTAAGTTAAAACACTCAGAAATTGCTGTAGCTAGTTTTACTGCGCTTTTGATTTCAGATATACCAGAAATAACTTTTGAGTTCTTTTTTAAGAAAGATATTAAAGTATCTTTAACTTCTAATACTCTTTTAAACTCTTGAGAGTTAGTTATCTTAGAATCCTTAAATCTTTTGCTTCTTTCCACTAACTTCTTTTTTGTGTTAGTGAACTGCAATCTAAGCTCCCACAATTTTAATATGTCATCAAAATTGTCTTCAGCGTTTATTAAATCACTTTCAATTATATTTGATAAAAATGTAGATACTCTTTTGTCAACCAACTGAGAGAATTTACTCTTTTCTTCAAATATAGAAGTATCTTCAACTTTTATGTTTTCCAAAACATAAGGTTTATTGGAATTGAATGTTCCTTTTATTACTTTATCATTTTCAGTAATAAGAGTTACTTCATTACCATCTACAGAGAATACTTCAACATTTTCTCTTAATGATCTTCCGAGAAAATCTGCTAACTTTACTAAGTTAGTAAAATAACGGTTTCTATTTTCAAATACGTTGGTTAACATTAGTCACCTTAACTATCAAACTTATCTAGGGTTATTGATCTATCAATTTTTAGTAATTTTATTCTTATAACTTAATAGTGATTGCATTGCTTCTAAAGCTTTTGGTGAACATCCATTGTTTTCCATCAGCTTAAGCAGTCCACTTAAATCAGAAGATTCCTTAGCGGTTGTTGGAGGCACGTTCTCTGCGGGCTCTTGTCCTCCAGCCTCTCCGGGTCCGGGACCAGCCATAGGGGCTCCTGCGGGCATTGGAGGCATACCAGCAACACCACCCATAGCCATGGGGTCTCCAGCAGATCCGGGTGGGGGCATACCAGTCTTTATACTAACTGCTATTGGGTCGTTTGCCTCATCCTCTAAGTTTTTCATGAGTTGTTCAATCTCAGAGTCACTTAATTGATAATAATTTTTATAAATATACTCTAATGGGAATATACCCAGCATCTTAACTGCACCTACGACTCTAGCTTTTTGTTCATCAATATCAAGTTGACGCTTTGCAGCCATGTCAGAAGGCTCAGGTAACTTAATTTTTACTTTATTTGTTACAAAATAAGTAAATCCTCTAATTAAAAGATGTCTTTTTGCTATGGTTTCAAGACCAATTTCAATAGATCTCTGTATTCTTGCTACTACTCTAGCAAATTTAACATCTAATTGAGCTAAGTTAGCTTTTCTTTCTGGGGATTGATCCTTTTCTACGATGTAATCTTTAGGAATCTTCAAAGCGGCGAGTAATTTGTCACGAAAATACTTAACGTCATCTGTTTCACCAAGATTTTCAGCACCTTTTAGTGTTTCTATCTTAGTTCCAGTGCGATTTCCATTAACTGCTACGAAGAAATCCTCATCAGCAGACATTGGATTGTATCTTGCGTTGATATTTCCACTCCCATAATCGTAAAACTTTTCTTTTCTGAACTTTTGCTTCTGTTTCTCAAGAAACATTTCAGCTTTTGATGCTGGTAATTGACCTACATCCAAATAAAATATACGTCTTTCTGGAGCACGGCTTAATCTATAGATCAACATAGCATCTTCCATCAGCTTAAGTGATCTGTAAACTTGTCTAGCGGCTGCTGCAACGCTCTTTCCGTATGGATAATAATAAGGATCAGAAGTATGAAGACGGAAATGTACAATTTGATTTTTATCAAGTGGTATCACTTGACGATTTTTCATTACATCTCCTTGAACACCGAAATTATCCCAGTCTTCTCTTAATGGAATTTCTTGTAAGAAATCTGTAGTGTGACCGTATTCATTCTCTACACGATAAAGATAGTTTGGATTTAGTATCTTTATACGTTGAATACCAGCCTTAATGTTGTTTAAGTCTGGAACTAACTCTATAAAGCAATCTCCATACTTCACAACATTACGAACAACGTCCCAAAGAAATCTATCTAAATTAATTGTTTCAAATAATTCTTTTATTTCTTCTTTAGCTAGCTCATCATCAGTGATAATTTGCCACTCAGATCCGTCTAAATGAGTTTGTGTACAATCATCAGCATAAATATCAAACGCTGAACTGATTTCTGGGTAACTATCCATATCTTCAAACTCTTTGTAACGACGTTTTCTGTCGTACTCAGATTGAGTTATGTTAATATGATCATTCTTACGATAAGGGGATACAACACCTCCAAGCATTGTATCTGCCATTAATACCGTGTCGCCAGCCAGAGGGTGTAAGTTAGGTTTTTGTTGCTGTGGTATTGGAGATAAATTATCTAAAGGCTGATTAAATTTATCTGTTTGATATTGTTGAGCTATAGCTTCTGCGCCTTTGGTGCTAAAGAATTTAGCAAAAAACTTACCAATTTGGCCTATAGGAAACCAAGGCGATCCAAATGCTGGCGTTCCTGTCCCGAATTCTGTGTAACCTTCGTTTATCTTCCTAGTAGCCATGAAATATCTTCCTCGGATATACCATTATATGATGTTTTAACTGGAAATTTTCTAACATCCATTGGTAATGGATTCATCTTTTCCATGTCGTTGACTCTACGTTCAATAGGCGTAGTTCCAATTAAATTATTAAGGCAATGACAAGTTAAAGCTAAAGACATTACTAAATCATCATGACAATTAGTATCTGCAATATATTTATTGCTCTCGTCGATAATAAAAGTTAAAAGTTCATTAATAGTACGCTCTGAATTGAGTTTAATTTTAATAGAACGTATATTTTCGTCCATATTAACCAATATTTGCCTTCTTAAAGTATCAGTTAACTGTAATCCGACCTCTCTATGGTCATCTAAAAATAAATTTTCGTATTCTTCTACATCTTTTAAGAAATAAATTAAATTATGCCCTATTAAATTTCGTTCTGGGAGTATTTGAGCTAAGTTATAAATCTTACCCTCGGTAGCTAAAATCTTAGCAAAGTCATTTAAAGTTGTTCTATTACTATAAAATTCAGCTACTTGTTCACCGTTGTAAGAATCAATAATATGGAATGCTGAGTAGTCTAAACCTCTACCCAAAGCGCAATCCGCTCCTATAACATACTCATGACTTGGATTAGGATCTTTCCATATCCTCATTCGATTGTTATACTTAGTCCAGTATTGCTTATTAATGTTTTCTTGTAATTGTTTTAATATTTCGCCATCGATAAAAGTATTACCAGTTCCAAGAAATTCACACTCGTATTCTTGAAGCCATTGTTTATGGCTAAGGTTAGATCTGGTAATAGTTTCCCATTGATCCACGTTAATTGGTGGATCTTTTTGAAGCATTTGTTCATATAACCACTCATAACCCTCTTGTCTCCTATATTCTGGGTGATCTTTCCAGTTTATATCAATTGCATTGAACTCACTTTCTCCATTTTTAGCTTCTTCATAAGTCCTTGCAAACCAATTACCTATACCGTTAACTGTAGAGAGGGCTATAACTGAACCGCCCGTTGAAATTACTGGGTAAGCTGCTGCCCAAATTGTATCAATATATTCAATAAAAGCGGCTTCGTCAATAATCAATAAAGAAGCCGATAAAGAACGTCCTGATTGTTTAGATGATGGTCTAGATTTAATAACTGATTGATTTGCAAATCTAATATTGTGTTTATTAATTTCAACCAGTTTAGGTTTTAACCAAACAGGTAACTCCTCATACATTACTCTAATTCTATCTAAAACTTCAGTAGACTCTGCATCACCCTTAGATAAAATTACAGTTGTAAAATGATCGTTAAATATACAAGAATGTAAAGCATAAGCAGCAGTTAAAGTTGTGCAACCTGCTTGTCTAAACTTTCTAAGAATATTAAATCTGTGAGATTTAAACTCGCTTAAAAGTCGTTTTTGAAAAGGATAAAGATCAAAGTTTACAAGACCTCGTACCGGATGTGTAACTTTAACGTAATTACTTGCAAAATGTGATGGATCATTTTTACATTTTACAAATTCTTGTTTTATTTTCTGAACATCCATGCTATGATCCTTTTATATGATTCATACATTAATATGTAGTAGAAAGAATAAGCAACCTGAGTCCTTAGAGAGACTTAAAAGATACTTATTATTAAATAATCTACAATCATATTTTATAGCTTATGACGCGCCTTCTATGTTTGAAGGCTACCAGCTTGGGTTTGATATCTTGAAACCTGCTGATGAAGATATTATAGTGATGTGTCATGATGACATTGAAATTATCACTGATGGTAATGATTACACTAAATTACTAGAGGAATACCTTGCAGACCCTAAAGTTGGTTTTGTCGGAGTTGCAGGAACTACTTATCTCGATAAAGATGCTGTTTGGTGGGACATGTCCAGACGGCAAAAAGGATTACATAGCGGTATGGTTTTTCAGGGCGTTCGTATGCGAGATAGCTATCCTAACTGGTTTGGTCCTTGGCGTAACGTGGTTGCCCTTGATGGATGTTTTATTGCTACTAAAGCAAAAACTATGAAGAAGATTGGCTTCGCTAAACCGAAACAGTTCCCCGGCAATTGGGATTTCTATGATATTCATTATACAACTACAGCATATAATGAAGGATATACTAATAAAACTTTGCCTATAATAATATTACACAATTCTTCTGGAGAACTTGTAGGCAGAGAAGGCTGGGAAGCTAACCGTAAGGAATTCCAGAAGATGCATCGTTTACCTATCTGGTGTCATAATGTCTGATTTAATTACATTACTTATTTGGTCAATCCCTGTTTTTAGTGCAGCGAATATTGTTGTTGTTTCTAAAATATTTTATAATTTTAGACTTTGGGCTACTTACAGTAAATTAGAAAAAATAGAAAATGAAGATGGTTCTGTAAGATACGAAGGAACTCCAAGAAAGTTTTTAACACTTTCTAACTTAGTTCACTGTCACATGTGCCTTGGATTTTGGGTTGGAGTATTTTTTGGTATTTTTGTTTTTAGTCCAACTCAATCAATACTTCTCGGAGATTATGAATTAGTTAATTACTTTAGTGATGGTCTTATGGGAAGTATTTTTTGTTGGGTTTATTACTTAGCTATAAAAAATCATCAAGGTGGTTCTTGACACAGCTAAGGGTAGTCAACACCCGTTAGCACAGTGAGTTACACGGCGCAACATTCCACGTTTAGAAACCATAGGTATAACAACAGGTAAATTTTCCATAATAGGCACCATTTACTTAACTAGATATCTAAAAGTATCTATGAGCCTTCCATGGAGTATTACACAGAATTTGTAACAATATTAGCGACTCTTGTAGCTAACCTTATAATTTTTATAAGAGTGTTAAATAAAAAGTTACAACCCATTAGGGAAAGTAGTGAAGCAACCAGACATCAAGTAGAGAAAAACGGCGGAAACTCAATAGCCGATGCTATAGGGAGGATTGAGGCCAACACTAATGAACTTAAAGGTTGGTTTCGTGGAATTCACCAGATAAATCCAAATCCAATTTATCAAACTGATCAAGCTGGTTATTATATTTGGGTTAATCCAGCTTACACAAAATTAGTAGGCGCAACAGCTTCGGATCTTTTATTTAAATCTTGGCTGTCCGTAGTTTACTCGCAAGATAAAGCTAGAGTATTACAAGAGTGGGAAGCAGCAGTTGAAGCCAAGGCAACTTTTGATTGTAAATTTAAAATGGTTAACTTGTTAGATGATCATGTATTTGAGGTCAGATCAATAGCTTACCCAGTATTTTCTAAGGATAACTTAATTGGTTATATTGGAACTATAACTTTAATGAACCCTTTATCTGGTTGTCCAATATTAAATAATGAAAATGTTAGAATAGTTAAGAATGATGGCAGTATATAAGTTAGGTGAATTATGAGTCTTCGTAAAGTCTGTGAATCTCTTCGTAAACCAGTAAGAAAATTAAACATTTATGAGAGTTTTGCTCATAAGTTAATTAAAACATTAATAAACGAAGAGTCGGATGATAACTTTTCATTTACTAGAGGTGATGCTAGTATATTTGTAAGACATGCAGAGCACGAAGCCAGCAAAGGAAGTGAACCTCATAAACAATTTCTTCATCAAATGGAACACTCACCAGAAAAAGTTCATTTAAAAAATTTCCGTGATATAGTAGATCATCATAGAAATTTTATAAACTCAAAAGATGGTCAAGAATTCCATGCTACAGCACGCAAAGAATTAGTTGATAAATACGGACCCGGTAAGTTAAAAGCACAAAATGCTACTTCTGAGGGTCTTAATAGTTTACTTAAACAACATTCCGCAGGGGAAGAGCATGGTCACTCTCATAGAATAAATTCTAAAGGTGGGAAAGAGACAGTCCATATAATCCCAGCCGATAGAGCAAAAACTCGCGCATCCGCTCCAGAAATAAAACCAGCTAATTAATGCAATCTCCTTGCACCCGTGATTGCCGCCTAGACGATAATGATTTATGTCTAGGCTGCTTTCGTTTAATAGACGAAATTTATGATTGGAAATCTTTCACAGAAGACGAGCAATTAAATATAATTAATTTAATTTCTGAAAGAAAATCTGTGTGGGAAAAGGAAAATTGTCGTAAAACTTAATTATGCATTACATATTAGCATTGTTGATGACTTGTGGCTTCCTTGTTGCTCAAAGGCCACAAACTCATCGTCCATTCCCAAGAGAGCAACAAAGAATAGAGCACTCAGAAGTTAAACACAGAAGAGGACCTGTCGAAAGTCGGAGACATAGGCATCATCATTGTAGATGCCAATGCCACCGTCGCTTTAGAAGATAATTACTTCTGACAGTAATACGCATAGATACCTTTAGGTGATCTATGCGTTTTTTAATTATATTCGTATTATTCTGTGTTTCTTTAGTCGGGCAAACCAAGCCCGCAATGCCTATCTTTGAAGAGGAACAGCGTCCTATTGAATGGACGGAGTTAGTTCCAAGCCAAGATACGATCCAGTATTTCGTCGATAATGCCATAGGAGACGATTCTTTCAACGGTAGGTCACCTTGGGTGCTCGGCAACGGTGTAGGGCCTAAAAGGACCATACAGGCTGGTTATAACGCACTCAGAGACGGATACCCAGATTTCCTGTTCATCAAGAGAGGTCAGACTTTTAACGAGAATATAGAATGGAATAAGTCTGGTAGATCTAACACAGAAAGAATGGTAATTAGTGCATACCAGAACGAACTGCACTTACCTAGACCAGTAATCGTCCCAACCTACGCTGCAATCTTTCACTTTAGAAACTATAGAGGCTTCTCTAATGTGAACATAATGAGCTTGGACATAAAGAATCCAGCCTACGATCCAGTAACAAACCCAAGTCTTTGTGGTTTTACTCTTTTAGGAACCTTCAACAACGTTCTTATTGAAGACGTAAGAACTACAGGCATGGGCGGCGGAATAAACATGTACGATCCAGATGGAATCGTAAGCCAGCCCGGAACTAACGTAGTTCTAAGACGCTGTGTAATCGTAGATGCAAGCAAAAGACCTAACATAGGTCATTCACAAGGAATGTTTACCACTGGGCACAGAATGGTAATTGAAGAGTGCTTATTTGATCACAACGGATGGATTGAGTCTGATCCAAGCACACAAACAATCTTCAATCATAATCTTTATGTCAGTCATTCGGGTGTCGTTCCAATAACCTTTAGAAATAACATATCAGCTAGAGCATCTTCTCACGGGGGCCAATTTAGAACAGGTGGCATCATCGAGAATAACTTGTTTTACCAGAATGCTTTAAGCATATTAATTGGATCTTCACAAAACGTAACTCAAGTTAATCCAAGTGTAGTGTCAAATAACGTCGTATTAGACGCTAAGGACATTTTTACAAATCCTAGAGGCAATGCACTAGACATTGTTGGTGGTAGCAATCACCTTGTTATCAACAACATATTTAAAGATCGCTTAACTGGGACAGGACAGCCTTGTGTCTCCATCAGTGGATCATTCTTTCCTGTCAGAAACTTAAATTTAACTAGAAACATCATTTCTAACTGGAGATCGCAATCATTTTACTTTAGTGGTGGTAACGGATCTATTAATCAAGTTATCTTTAGACAAAATGAGATCTACGAGCCAATATCACAATTAATTATGGATGGGCCTGCTTATCCACAAACAAGTTTATCACTCTACAACAAGTACTACAATCCAGCTACTCAACCATTCTTAATTAATGGTTCCTTTAGAACACCAACTCAATACTTTAGCATCGTTGGTGATATAGGGTCTACTTATTCTACAACTGTGCCAGTGTTACAAAGTGTTAACTTGGATACATACTACAATACACTTCGTAACACCAATACCGGGGCAGTCGGATTTTTAACGGAGGCTAGAGAGAATCGTAAGGGTAATTGGGATCCAGCATTAACTGCCTCTGCTGTAAATAACTACATTAGAGCCGCTTATGGGCGATAAATTTAGCTATAATTTAATTATAGCGTAGTATATACAAATAGTATGCTAATTGGGGATTTGAAATGAATTATCATTATTATAATTATGTTTCTAAAGTAATATCAGAAGTTAATTACAGCAGATTTGATAGAGGTAGACATCAAAGAAGAGATGTAACTCCAGAAGAAATTGGAGCAAAAGATCATCACTTTTTAGATACCAATGATCCTGCAAAGCATGTTGGAAAACTTGCAATTACTAGAGCTTTAGCTAACCCTCAGGCCACTGGAGGAAATCACCCTTATGCTTCAGATATAGGAAAATTACACTCACTAGCCACTCATTATGAACGCAAAATGAGTGATGCTGAGATGTATTTAAACAATCACCCTTTAGCTAATAAAACACGTTACAAAAGTGCTGCACACGCAAGAAGTTCATTTAACAAATGGGCCGGACATTTACATGCATTACATAGCGATGTATTAAGAGCTTACCATCATGCAAATCAACAAGGTCATGGGTTACCAAAAGATTTTAAGGGCCTTGATCAAAGCCATGTTGAGGATCACGCACAAAAGAGAGGCATAGACATTAGTCAACCTTTTGATGCTGACGCATTTAAAGCAAAAGTCAGAGACTTTGCTAGACACGAAGTTTTAGTAGGAGATACTAGTCATCCATTATATCAAGGATGGAAAGCTCCTGCAAAAAGTCCAAAGGGCAACGCTGAAGAAGCAGCGAAGCAAGCTAGAATGCCAGAACCTCCAAAAAGAGAAGACGCTTCTAGAAATGAGAGTATTACTATGAAAAACAATTCACAATATAGAAAAGATGTTAAGGCTTTATTTGAAGCTAATTTGAGAACTTATGACCAAAAAAGGGTAGATGAACTTCTAGGTACATTAGCTTTAGGAGGGCTTGCTGGTTATGGTGCTGTGAAAGGTTACAATGCTTTAGCACCAAAAGCTAGAGAGCTTTATCAACAAGCACGCAAATCACCTTTTGCTCAAGATATTGTTAAGCCAACAATAGGAGCTATAAAAAAAGGTTGGAATAAGATTGGTGGTTGGAAAGGTATAAAAAAAGGTGTAAAAGATGTGTATGACAAATTCAAACCAAAAGAAAAGCCAGTAGCAACAATTCCTTATTCTAAAGATGTCAAATTTGAAAAAAAAGAAGAGAGTAGCAATCATTTCAGAATCGGATTAAAAGCACTATTTGAAGCTGTTTTAGAAGAACAAGAGACCCCTGCTCAAAAAAGAGCAGGAGATATTCTTCAAAGTGACGCAGCAGATAAAGAAGTAGGTAATTTAAGCCCTGCTGAACTAAAAAAACTTCAAGGTGCTGTCAACATTAGAACAGCCATGATTAGAAATAAGGATAAAGGTGGCGACCCTAGTGGAAGAATGTCTGGTGATGGGCCTAGGCAACCCCCTGCTGCAAGCAGCGGTAATCCAAGACTAGGTAGTAGAGGGACAGACAGAAGAAGAGGCAGATAGTTAATAGATTATGCCTATTAATTATGATGAAATAGATTCTAACGAAGAATCTATTAATAATCTTTATAATCCTAATCATCCAGATGGTCAGGCTTATTTAAACTCTGCCAAAACAAAATTAGACAATCATTTAAAATTAATAGGTCAAGATCCATACCATAAAATACATGCTCATCCTAGTAATTTAGCCAACACTTTAAATCATTATTACGAAGTAATGGAAAGGCAAAATAACTTTAGATCAAATGGAGGAAAATTAACTCCAAAGCATTTACTTAATATCCAAAGATTAGCAATTAATCATGCTGATCATCACATAAATAGAATCAGAGCACAAGGAATGAGAACCGAGGGTACAATGAATAAATCACAGCGTATTAGAGCCATCTTTGAAGGTAACGTCATAGCAATGTATTCTCCAGATGACGAGAGATACAAAGCTGCTGAAAAAGCTAATCGCAGGCGAGTGTCAATGCAGGCTCAAGCAAGAGCAGAACAAGCCAGAGGAAGCCACGTTACCGCAGGACAAAAAACTATCGATACTTTAGGTAAGAACCTTTCACCTGAAATGTTAAGAAAGGTTATGCAAAAAGATATCAAGGCTCATCACGAAAGAAGAAGAAAATCTGTGAACTCATCTACTGAATATTACAGAGCAGGGCTCAAAGCTTTGTTTGAAGAGCTAGGAGAAAGATTAGGATTAAAATCTTTAAAGCCCGGAGTATCACCTATGGGTGTAAGTCATTCTGTTAAAGATTATCAAGGACACAGACAAAAAACAAGAGGCGCACCTGATAAAACCCGTGGAGTTAGCGGAGATGTAGCAAACTTTCCTACGTCATATGCCAAAACAGTAGCTGGGAGAACTCCCGAAGGTAGTCCCGCTAACCTTCTTGCTAAAAGAATAGCCAAATTAAAATAATAATCAAAAAATTTTTTAATTAACTTCACATAACGGGTCCTAAAAGGGGACCCGTTACTTTTTTTAATGTAAGTTTCTATTTATCCTGCGAAACCTTTTAAGTTTCTTATCATATCTGTAACTGCTTCTTGTGCCATAGCTCCAGCGCGAACTGAATGATGCCCGTCAGCCACAGCCTTTTCATAGGTGTCTCTATGAACATCTAATAACGCTGGCCCCATAGGATGATTATTTACTATATCTAATGCGCCTTTATGACCTCCATGAGCCTGTGCTACTACTTCGTGAAAAGGTAGTTCGCCTCTAGCAGCAGCCAGTCCCTGTATGTGTGCTCGTACTGCCGCTGTTGGTTGTGGCTCACGCTTCCGTTTCGGTGGGGGAGGGACGGGTGGGATGTGAGTATCACTTGGTGGAGGAAATTGAGGTGGGGGTTGCCCTGCTTTTTTTGCGTCAGCGGCTGCTTTTAAGTGATCTGTGTAGGATTTATTGAGAACACTGCTCCATATCGGGTTATTCCTTTTTCCGAAATTTACTACAACACCTGCTTGTTTTTTTTCTATCTCTTCTAATACGCTTTCTAACAAATTTAAATAATAGTACTTGCCCATAACTTCAGTCCTTATCTTTATATATGGTACCCGTTACTTTTTTTATGTAAGTTTCTATAAGTTTCAAATAGGGGACCCGTCTTTTTATAAACTTTAAATTAATTTTTAGATCTAATAATAATAGGACTATGTATATGGGGCTGAAATACGGTGGAACGGGAGTCCCTTCAACGCGAGATTTTCCGGCAAGGCACTTGCAATCTAGCCGCCGCCCTGTATAATACCCACATGTACACCGCAGAACAAACTGCAGCCCTTCGCCTCTCCGAGTACGTTGCCCTCTACACTAAGCTCTACGGTGAGGAGCCTGTCGAGACGCGCCGTCGCTGGTTCCTGTACGGCTTGGAGCCGGACCAGCAGACTTGCGAGATCATGGACCTTGAGCAGGCCCTTGCCATCAAGCCTTCCTGAAAGGACACCCCATGCACCCTGAAGTGACCCCATGCAACGACGTTGCATCTAGCAAGACCAATACCCTCTACAGCACCAGCTATGATGAGATCGTAGCCGTACTCGGCAAGCCGAATATCGAGGACGATTTCTTCAAGGTGGAGCATTCGTGGGGCTTCACCTACAAGGGCCACAAGATGGCGATTTGGGATTGGAAGGGTAGCTGGCTCTCCGGCCAGTGGTCCACTTTCGGTCCTACCGAACTCATCCGGGAGTTGTTCCCCAATAAGGATGTGCGGTGGTAACCCCTTGAAAGTAAAGGGGTTAGCCCCTGCGGGGCCGGGCCGCTTCGGCCCCACCGTAATCGCCACTATTTCTCAAGTTCAATGTTTGCAAAGCCGATAGTTTTCAGGTACAATACCCCCATGAGCACCACGCTCCCCAACGAAGTTCTCTCTCTCATCGCAACCCGTGAAGATGCTATCCTCAGCATCCTCGATCTGTGCGACCGTATCGTGTTGCTCGCGCCTACCGAGGCCGAGTTCGCTGCGATGACCACGGATGAAATCCTCAACTACGAAGCCGCCTTGCGCGTCGATCTGGAAGCGCAGGCCGATCTGGAAGAGGAGTGGTATGCGATGCGGATGGCGGACGAGCGTATCGATGAGGGCTTCGACCCTTACATGGGGGGCTACACGAACGACTGCTGAGTCGTAAGCCCTTATGAAATAAGGGTTTGGCCCCTGCGGGGCCGGGCCGCTTCGGCTGCGCCGTATTTGCTAGATTTCAAGCCTAGTGCTTGCAGGCTGGCTAGCTTTCGAGTATACTACCCGCATGGACACCACCTCGATGGACATGGTCACTGAGAACAATCTGGCGGCTTTCTCGGATCTCTTCAAGGACGCACACGGGTATCGTCCCCGCACCCTTTTCGGGTGGTTCCGTGATCTCTCCCATGAGCAGCAGGCTCTGGAGATTGAGCGGGTGGCTGAGGCTGTCCGCGAGGCTATCGCCGCCGAAAAGGCGGAGGCTGAGGCTGAGGAGCCCATCGAGGATCTCGGCTTGGAGGATAGCTACGAGGACGATTTCGAGTTCAGCTAACCCCTTGCAAAATAAGGACTTGGCCCCTGCGGGGCCGGGCCTTCGGCCCTACCGTAAAAGAAATCCGAGCCCTTTTCTAAAGTTCACACTCGCATTCTGTCGATAGGTATGCTATCATGCGAAACATGTTCGACAAGATCTTCTCTCTCCTCTTCACTGTCCTCGTCCTCATCATCCTCACGTTCGGCTTTGCTTGTTGCCATGGTGTGGCTCAGGCACAGGGGCCTACGGCTAAGGCTGAGAAGGGGCCTAGCCTGATCCTCCTCGACCACTACAGGCGCACGCTCCGCCCTTTCCTCGATGCTGTCGCTGAGGTTGAAAGCGGGCACGATGATAAGGCTACGGGCGACGATGGAAAGGCAATCGGTCGCTACCAGATCTGGTCTATCTATTGGGACGATGCAAAGGCTTTCGCTCCCGCTATCAAGGGCGAATATTCGGACTGCCGCAACAAGGAATATGCCGAGCGCATCGTTGTGGCCTATCTGCTCAGGTATGCAAAGAACGCAGTCGAGGTCCGGGATTACCAGACTCTGGCCCGAATCCACAACGGTGGCCCTAAGGGTGCTCGCAAGCCCGCAACTCTAAAGTATTGGGAGAAGGTCGAGAAGATTCTTGCAAAGTAACGGGTGGACTATATGATAGGAAGCATGGACACAAAGCAGTTCGTTCGGGATATGTTCCCCAGCATCGCTACCAAGTTCCCGGCGACTCACGCCGCGAGGGTTGAGAAGATTGCACGCTGGTGCGAAATCTACTTGCGGCTGGAAGGTAAGCTTCCATACGGTGGGGACATCCTTTGGATGTATGATCTGGAGTCCGTCGATGAGATGGACGAGTTCCTGCAAAAGTGGGAACGCCAACTCAGCGAGTACCTAACCCACTGAAAACAAAGGACTTAGCCCCTGCGGGGCCGGGCCTTCGGCCCTACCGTAATAAAGATTCCAAAGTCTACGCTTGCAATCTACCGAGAACCCTGTACAATAGGCGCATGAGCTACGACATCAACGAGTTCCCCGGTCTCAATGGTCAGGTCACTGGTTGCATCAAGCATGTCCATGATGCTTTGCAGCGTCACATTACGGACGAGCGTGTGCGCGGGCATCTCCTCAATGTTCTGTCGGATGCTTTGGGCCTCAACGAGAGGGCCTTTGCTGTTGTGCAGGCGCATCGATACGGTGAGTTCATTCCTTACAATAAGAACGGCGCAGTCGCCTGCCACAATACCCTTGCAACCTAACGAGAAACCGATACAATAAGCACATGTACCCCGCCAAGGAATACACCGTCAAGGAAGATCTCTACTTCAATCTGGAATGGTATGCGGCTCAGACTGGACGCGACCATCTAGTGAAGCCGATTCAATACTACGACATCCCCACGTTGCGGATGCTTGTCGCTGATCTCAAGGAACTCGACCGTAAGATGAACGCTAAGAGTGAGGGCAGCTAATGGATAAGATAAAGAGCGCGAAGATTGTTATTCGGTGTGGTGCATGTCATCACACAGAAACCATTGTCCATCGATTTGCGCCACAACAGATTGGATTGGCAATGGAGCATAGGTGCAAGGGATGCAAGCGTCCTATGCACGTTCATTCTAACCGCGACGATCACCCAGAAAGCCTATGGCAAACCACAACGAAGTCCCTTATCATGGGCAAATGGGTAGCTAGTAACGAATGGAGCACACACATACCGAGGACAAATGAAATCTAAGAGCGACGAATCATTTTTTGCGGGCTTTTATGTTTCTCGTCGAGAAAGGCTCGCATTCTTTGTTTTCTGGATTATCTACTTTTCAACGATAGCCCTTTGTGCTATCCTTCTCTACCTACTTTCCACATGAAGAAGCCTAACCTACTCGATCTCGCCCTACATGAAGCAAGCCTCGCAATCGCAAAGGCTTATGTGGGTGCATACAATACTCCGAGCACGGATATCACCACGCTCGATGATATCATGGAAGCCTTCCGTAATGTCCGCAGGCATATCACTAAGGATGAGGACGGCAACCGATTCGGGTCGCATGTGGCCCATAAGGCTATGCAAGGGGAAGCGTAACCCCTTGTGAAATAAGGACTTGGCCCCTGCGGGGCCGGGCCGCTTCGGCCCTACCGTATATCGGATTCGGGATTCACACTTGCAATCTTTCGCACTTTGCGATACAATAGCCCCATGCGCTTGAAGCCTACCAATCCCGCTCTCGCTGAGGCCCGCACCATCCACCCCAAGTCGGTGAAGGATCCAGCGGATCATATCGTCATCAAGTCCGTTGCCAATAATAGCAAGCTCGGCAAGGGACATAACATAATCACCAAGGGACCGTGGCGCGGGATGCCGCTCTATTCTATCACGTTGCAGGAACGTGCCACCTGTCCTACCGATTGTCATCACTGGGCCGATTGTTATGGTAACAATATGGCCTTCGCTAATAGGTTTGAGCACGGTGCAGCCCTTGAAAATAAGATAATGGCTGAGGTGGATATGCTGTCCCGTCGTTATAGCCAGTTCGCTATCCGCCTGCATGTTCTCGGGGATTTCTATTCCACGGGATATGTTATGATGTGGAACGATATGCTGCGGAAGTATCCGGGCCTGCACATATATGGCTACACCGCTCGGCATCAGGGCGACATTGCGGCTTTTATCTATGCAATGAATAGCCAATATCCGCAGCGTTGCATCATTCGCACCAGTCGTAATGTTGAAGATAAGGGCGACCCGTGGCAACGTTATGCTGCAAATCATGAGTTCGGCGGGGATGCTATTACCTGTCCCGAGCAACTGGGCAAAACGGAATCCTGCCTAACTTGCGGGCTGTGCTTCCACCCTAAGGTAACCGCAACGATCAAGTTCCTCGCGCACTAGTCGCAAACCCTTGCAAAATAAGGACTTGGCCCCTGCGGGGCCGGGCCGCGCCCTAACGGAACCCTAACACACAGAAAAGCAAGCACAATCTCAGAAATATTTTTCGATCCCTTTTCTAATGTTTACGCTCGCAATCTGCCGAAGTTAGTGTACAATGACGCACATGCAACCAAGCTGGAAGCTCATCCCGTTCGTTTTCTCGATCAATCTCCGCGACACCCTCGTCAAGCTGATGGACACCTGTCCCAGTGCGTGCGAGAAGTCCCGCGAGTATTTCGAGTTTTGCACTTACCTTGTGGCGCATCATCTCCCCAGCAAGAGCCAGAAGGAAGCGCAGGAAGCCAACGTGCCGGAAAAGCACGCCAAGGTGGTGATCCGTGGCACCATCATGATGGCATTCCTTGCTAATGAGCACGGCATGAACGAAATCGGCAAGCTGCTTCTCGATATCGCCTTCTCCACGAATAACGACTTCGCCCTTGAAACCATGAGGGAAATGGAGAAGATTGCTGTCGCCCGTGGCGAAGATCCCATCGACATGAACTTCCTTCTCACCGCAAAGATCGAACCGGAGGACCGTAAGTATGAACTCAACTGATCCCTTCCCGCACAAGCGGGAACCAATCCCGCCCATTCGCCTCTACGCAATCGACTACTTCCTCATCATCTCGGTGGGGTTGTGCATTGGTGCGTGGCTGACGGTGGCTTTGTCCTAAGTGCTTGCAAACAAAGGACTTAGCCCCTGCGGGGCCGGGCCCGCCGCTTCGCGGCGGGCAATCCTATAGTATACCCGAAAACCCCTCCCCCGTCAAGTAAAATCCAAGAATCTTTCGCCCACTAAATCCGCAAGATCACGCTTGCAATCTTCCGATCTTTTGCTACAATACGCTCTCAACATTCCAAAGGTAACCAAATGAAGAACGAAGCATTCCTGCGCGAACGCGCTCCCGCCATCTTTGCAACCACGCCCGCCCCGCATACGTCGGCGGACTACAAGTTCCAGAGCACCCTTGAGATCATCGATGCATTCGAAGAGCAGGGCTGGTCTGTTGTCGATGCCCGCCAAGTGAAGGCCCGCAAGCGTTCAGGCGATCACGCCAAGCACATGGTTTCGCTCACGCACGACAGCATGGCCGTGCAGGCACGCGAGATCGGTTCGGTCATCCCTCGCATCAACCTCATCAACTCGCACGACTGGTCGAGCCGTTTCGAGCTGATCCTTGGCCTGTTCCGTCTTGTGTGTGGCAACGGGATGCAGGTGGCCGCAGGTACGTTCGGCGCGATCTCGATCCGCCACGATGCTCCCCTCGCAGATACGGTGGGCCGACTCACCTCCGAGTTCGGTGCGATGGGCAACCGTGTCATCGAGACGGCAGAGGCTTGGGATCGTATCTTCCTGAGCGATTCGCAGCAGCGTGAGTTTGCAGCCTACGCCCGCAACATCCGGTTCGGCGCGGAGTCCACGGTCGATCCCGTGTCGCTGCTGACGATGCGCCGCGAGGCGGATGCAGGCGATACCCTGTGGCGCACGTTCAACCGTATCCAAGAGAACAGCACCAAGGGCGGTCTCCGCTTCGCCGGGATGCGCCGTCGCTCCCGCGAAATCAAGAACATTTCCAAGGATGTTGAGGTCAACCGCGCCCTGTGGGCGCACGCGGAGTCCCTCGCCCTCGCCTGAAAAGCAAGGGGATTCTTGAGAATCCTGCAACGACGCAAGTCGTTGCAGGATAAGGACTTGGCCCCTGCGGGGCCGGGCCGCTTCGGTCGCACCGTAATCGCTAGATTTCTTTCCTTGTGCTTGCAATCTTAGCCCCCCATGATATAATAATCACATGAGCAACGAACTCACTCCCGTCACCCTCACCCGTACCTCGATGTACTCGGATGTTACCCGCACGCGCACGCTCAACCTGCGCGAGTCGGACTTGAAGGCTTACGAGGGCGGCAAGGTGCTTTTGCAGGATGCTTTCCCTTATCTCCCCCCATCGGATCGGGAGTGGATCAAGACGGGCATCACGGATGAGGAGTGGAAGGCTATGTTTGCCCATGTTGAGGACGAGGACGCATAACCCCTTATGTTTCAAGGGGTTAGGTCCTGCGGGGCCGGGCCGTTCGGCCCGACCGTATATTGATGCAACTCCGGTGCAAGTTTGATACAATCCCGGTACAAATAGACCTTTGAATACTTAGCTAAACCTGTTATAATAAGACCTCAAGATGACCACAGCAAACGAAAGATATCGTGCGTTGATGATGGCAAGTACATTCTTGCATGATCTAACGGATCCCAATACAACTAAGCGGGTCCCCAAAGAGATTAGGGCTAAGGCTCGCCGTATACTTAGGCACTATCCGTGGCCTGTGGATATAGATGCGATCACCAACCTAACTTTGAAGGCTGGAACCGAGTGGTTAGATAGAACAGCCCCTGAAGATAGGGCTTGACTTTTCTAGGTAGGTGGTGTATACTTACCTAGGTAAGCCTTGACTTTTCTACTACACTAATACCATGCGCGAACCCAAGTACCCTAACATTCACGTTCAACTTAGTGGCAACGACGGCAATGCTTTCGGCATTCTTGGTAATGTTCTCCGTGCAATGAAGCGCGGGAAGGTTAGCCTTGAAGATCAGGAGCAGTTCCGTCAGGAAGCTACCAGTGGTGATTACGATAATCTTCTACAGACTTGCATGAAGTGGGTCGAGGTTAGCTAATAGCCTTGACTTTTCTTCCCCTACCTGTATAATGTCCTTTGTGTGGGGTGTGGTCCTTTAGTAATAGAGGACCTCCACCGGATGCCTAGAGTGAGCTATCCCAACTATCTCACCCCACACATTTTTTACTACCATGGCTAAGACGATAAACGTAAAAGTCGATCTAAAGATTAGAACGATCATTGCAATCGACCATCATTCTTGGTACGATTTGGATGGATGTTCTATCTGTACCATCACCGAAGAAGATTACAATAAACTTGTAGGTGGTGCTAAGACTGTGGGTCAAATAACTCCGCTGTCTGAGATCAACCTTAGATCCTGTGTCCCAAGGGAGGCTTGACTTTTATGCCTAAGTTCTTAGTAACTGTCACTGAGACCATAAATAAAGAGTGGCAAATAGAGGTGGAAGCCCCTACTGCCAAGGAAGCTAAGTTTCTGGTCAGTAGTGGTAAAGTAGATTACCTTGATGGTGAAGAACAGGACGAAGAGTCCGAGATTGAAATCCAGTACGTTGATGAACTAGAGGAGGCTTGACTTTTCTAGGTCAGGCCCTATACTAATACCATGCAAGCATTCAAGTACGTTGTACTTACCAAGCAGACGATAGTCCAAACTTGGAGGTATGAGTTCCTTCATGAATACCCTGATCTTACTAAGGATCAGATTCAAGACTACATCTATAACTATGGTGTAGAAGGTAGCCATTTTGAACTGAAGGATAGTGTTCTTAGTGAGGACATTACCGAGACCTCGATTACCCCCGTACAATAAGGCTTGACTTTTATGCCTAAGTATAAAGTGTATGTAAAGAGATACATCACTAAGTTCTATGTACAAACTATAGAGGCTGTTGACCAATACGAAGCAGCCGATAAAGTTTCGTTACAAGAAAGTGACATGCCGGGCCTTTACAAAGAAGAAGTAGAGGCTACAGTAATGACCAGTGTTCAAGAGACCCTAGACTAACCTTGACTTTTACAATGGAATCACAAACTTACGAGTACATTGTTCTTAGTGATGATGACACTTATGACAGTGTCGATTACTGCTATGTTTACGTTCTTACCGAAGAAGGTAGTGACACCGTAACTGATAGCGGTGGATTCAAGCGATTGGATCCTAAGCACATCGTTGAGAAGATTTCGATTGCAGACCTGTTGGACTGCTACTTTACCCACGAAACAAAGAACTAGGGCTTGACTTTTCTGGGTCAAGCCCTACAATACTCCCATGCGAAACAAGCCTAACAATCCTGAGCTTGATCCTAACGTTAAGTATAGGGTCTACCGTAACTTGACGGACAAGACTCTGTCCATCATGGATACCCGCACTAAGAAGGTGGTGGGTCATACCAGTAAGATTCTTCTTAGAGAGGTTAAGTTCATTGTCTCTAAGCGTGGTGTGGAGCGCATTCGTGATTCCCGTAGAAAGCAAGTGGTAGCTTTCGCTGAAGGCTACTTTGTTAACTATTTCGGCTTGGGTGCTGAAGGTCCCACTGAGTTTAAGGACTGGGAATCTAAGTACGCTGACAGCGAAGCTATCTACTTCAATCCTTACAAGTACGATACCTTCGTAAACGCTATCCAAGAGCCTATCTTCTATAAGGAATACGTTCAGATTAGTGATGATGGCTGGATTTACGGCTGGAATAAGCCTGATTCTAACTTTCGAGTCTGGGCTAAGTACGAGCATCAGAAGGAGCTTGCAACCAAGCCTATTAAGCTTATGACGGGCTTTGCAATAGATACGGATAAGCCTTGACTTTTCTATGTATAGCCCTATAATGGGTTATACACATGTCCCAGTAGCCCAACGGCAGAGGCAACAGACTTAAAATCTGTAAAGTGTGGGTTCGAATCCCACCCGGGACACCAAAATCGTTCTTTTAGCCATCTGAGGACCTGAAAAAGGTGGCTTGTTCTGACCATGTATCCCCGAGTAGCTCATCGGTCAGAGCACGGTTCTTATAAAGCTGTGGTAGGTGGTTCAATTCCACCCTCGGGGACCATGCCCTTGTAGCTCAACTGGATAGAGCATCAGATTTCTAATCTGAGGGTTCCAAGTTCAAGTCTTGGCAGGGGTGCCATTCGTTCTTTTGTTCAAGGTTGCACGATTAACCCTTCAAGTTAAAGTGAAATCAGCCTTGACTTTTGTGCCGCTAACTCAATGGTAGAGTAGATCCCTTTTAAGGATAAGGTTGTAGGTTCAAGTCCTACGCGGCGCACCATGCGGGTATAGCATAATGGTAATGCAATAGCCTTCCAAGCTAAATATTAGGGTTCGATTCCCTATACCCGCTCCAATCTTCTCCCTTAGCTCAGTCGGTAGAGCAAATGACTGTTAATCATTTGGTCCTTGGTTCAAGTCCAAGAGGGAGAGCCACTTTTACCTTGACTTTTCTGGACAGGAGTATATAACTATACCATGGATTTAGGTGAAGACGAATATTTCTTTCTCCCACATGAAAATTACGAGGAATTCTTTAGTACAATGCTAAAGACTAATCCTGCGGTTAATAAAGAGTACGCTGAAACCTTAGGTACAGAGCCCTTTATTAACGGTTTATCCAGCCTTGACTTTTGCAAGGCTTATGGTATACGTTATGTTGATGGTGGGGTAGCATTCAAACAGAATAATATGTTTGATTACATGGATGCTATCATCAGTAGAGAGTTAAATAATGATCTCAGGAAGCTTGTAGATATGGGACTAGTAGATTACTACTGGGATGATAGCAAACAAGACTTCATTTTCAAGCCCCTAACACAGGGCTAGCCTTGACTTTTCTGGGTGGGTAGCATATATTGGTAATGCGTCCCTATTGATACCGTCATGTCGGCCTAAATACCTTAGGTTTTCAGGGAAGAAGGAGGTTCGATCCCTTCCCCGCCCACATTTATTTCAATCCCATGCTTGGATAACATCAAATTTAGCTCCGAAATTTGATGAGAATCCCATCTCAACTCCTCGGATAATGTTTCGAGTAGAGTTTTTACAAAAGTTTTATACTTTTGGGCTTGACTTTTCTGATAAGTAAGCTCTTTTTTTAAACTTTTAGGCTTATTTTTAGCCATAATTGTAACATTTTTGAAT